CCCGTCGTAGTCGGGGTCGTAAGATACTGGAAGGTCGCCTATACGGCACCTGATGAAACCCTGATGCACGGGCACAGGATTTCGTACAAGGTTACGATGCAACTCCCTGACAGTGCGGGGAGTGTATATAGGCAGTTTTTCCGTCATAGCTTACTTCTTTACCTTAACAACGCCAACGAGGTCAGTCTTGGAAGTTTTCGGAGGTTCCTTCTTGTACTCAGGCTTACCGAGTTCAACAAGCTTTTCCGTCTTCTTGCCGTCCATGTCCTTCTCGACATACTTTGCGTATGCCTTCGGGTTCGGGTTCTTCATCGGCTTGTCGCTCGTCACAACACCGAAGTCGTCACGTCCACCGACTTTGAGGGTCGGCTTCTTCTGCGGCTGAACGACACCTACCTTGTTAGGAAGGTTGTTCGTCCTGATTGCAGCGATGAGCTTCTTCATGTCGCTGATTGAGATAGCTTCACCAGCCTTGATTGGCTTGATTGTGCCAACAAGAGACTTGCCGTTGACTTTCGGAGCGCCCTTGACGGTGTAGGTCGTATCGACTGTTGCATCGACTGGCTTGAACTTCGGGGTTCCGCCTGCTGCTTCCATCTTTGCGGTTTTCTTGACTTCTGGTTCCTTCTGAGCTTCGCTCGTGGTTTCCTTGTGACCCTTGATGCGTTCGGCCTTCCATTCCTTGATGGTCTTGAGAGGCTGTACGCAACCAACCTTGTCGTTCTGCATAACCAAGCCCTTCTTGGACGGCTTACGCATTGAGTTGGTTTCGGCTGTGGAAACGGAAGCTGCGTTCCAGAACGGGAACACTTCGTTCACGTCGAGCGATTTAACTGGCTTCTTAGACTCCAAGTGAGCCTTCACTTGGCCAAGAAGTTCTTTCTCTGTCGGAATATCAAACATGTCCATAATTATACCTATCTGGCTTTTGCCAACATTGTTATGCAAATAGTTTATAATGTTGAACTGACGATAATAGCGGCAAATACGGAATTTTACTCACCTCGACATTATAAACTATTTCTGAAAAGCATGGTATACTGCGATGAAAGATATCTTCACAGAATCAGTAAATAGTTACAACGGATTGGATGACACCAGAAAGGAAGCCATCATATCCCTGTATCGTACCTTGTTCGAGGCTGACGAAGCAAAGGAAAAGAAAGAAGAACCAAAAGCGGAAAAGAAAGAAGAGAAAAAAGAAGACGCTGAGGCAGCCGATGGGGATGCTGAGGAGAAAATGCCATTCAAGGTAATCAGGAACCGCACCCCTTCTCAATATATGGGTACACGACCAAAGAAGGGCAATGTCCAATACATAGCGTTGCACTATACTGCGGGAGCATCATCTGCGACAGGTCAGGCGACAAGAACTAAGTTTCGCCCAAACACTTCTGCTGACTTCATCGTTGATGATGGAGAAATTTATCAGTTCAATCCTGATTTGGATAGATACTATTCGTTTGCTGTCGGTGCTGAAAAACCAAAGTATCAGAAGTACGTAGAAGAAGCGGAAAAACGTGGCACTCATGGTGCGGGTGCATTGTACAGCAGTGCAAATAACAAGAATACCATTTCAATCGAGATGTGCAGCAACTACAAAGGAAAAATGCCAGCAGATGTAAAGCCGTACGATACGAACTATTATCTGACCGAAGCGACTTTGGCGAACACGGCGAAGCTTGTTGCGTACTTGCATAAAAAATACCCTAACGCACAGATAGTCCGCCATTTTGACATCACAGGAAAACCATGCCCTGGCCCTTGGACTAGGGATGATAAAGGAACCGCTACGTTTAAGGCGTTTGTGAGTAGGTGTCTAGGAACACCAGTTCCAGATGAACCTGAGTATGACGACGTTGAAGACACAATGATGCCAAAGGATAAGGAACCTCCTTGGCCCGATTTCGGAAGATTTTTTGCCCCAGACAAAACGAAGACTGAGCAGCCCGATGGTGATTCAGCTGATGAAAGCGGTAGTGTTGTAGACGGTATTACCAAGGCGGTTGGAACTCCTATCGGCAAGATGCTGTTTAATGTCATTACGAAGAATAGTGGAAAGGTACAACCTAAAGTTGTTCAAGAATTTGTCACCATGATAATAAATCCAAAGAACAAGGAGATATTGAAAAATGTACTCAAACTTGTCCCAAACCAATGATAGATACATTTTGATGGAATCTGCGTTGAGCCGCATTTCAGGCATTGACAAGGAAACGCTCGATGCTATCATTGCGTTGCACCAGACTGTCTATATGCCTCAGTTTGAAAGTGCCGATGGTGTGGTGAAGGGAGCGATTTCTACTGGAAGTAATACCTACTTTGTTGCAAGTAGCGTTGGTGGTCTTATTTCTGCTATTACTGGTGCAGTTGCTCTTTCTGCTGGCGCAACCGCAGGCGGTGTGGTGTTGGTTGGTGCTGGTCTTCTTTTGGCTATCGGCGGTTTAGGTTGGGCGCTTTACGATGCACACGGTGCAGCAACCCGAGCTCGTGACGAAGTGACGCAAACTAAGCTTGACGAGAAATCAATCAAAGCTGTCAACGAGGAAATCAAAGCCAATATGGCTAAAAACCCGTATGCCAAGTATGCGGTCAATGCGGCAAAACGTACCAGTAAGATATTGTCAGAAAGTGGTGGCACCCTGCTTGACAAGGTGGCTGCTGTCGGCAACTCTTCCAGTCATGCAAAGGCAGACCCGCATACTACAATGAGTGACGAGGATTTTGAAGACAAGTATGGGTTTACCAAGGACCTCAAAATTGTAGATGCCAACAATGCGTTGGCACATTCGTTGCAATACTTCTATCTCATGAACGGCCTGAACGAGTTCGGAAACAAGGTTATCAACAAGGAATCCTATGCCGAGTACATGGAAGAATTTGAAGACTACTGGGAGGAGCACCGTGATATACTTCCGTACCTTGACGAGAAGGCGGCAAGGGCAAAGATGTTGCCAGAATTCTCACGTTACTATTACAAAGAGAAGTTCCTGCCAGAGTTCAAGAAGAGGATAACTAAGTACATTGAGAACACGGACAAGGGCAAGAGCGTTGAGGAACTTGCTGACGAAGGACGTAATGAATTTGGTAGAGTAGTTGACAAGGAAAAATACTATGCTACCATGGGCTTCCGTCCAGACGGTAGGCTGACCGATATTAAGAAATTCTCCAAGGCGTTCAGCGCCAAGACAGGCTTGGACCTGAGTTACAGCCCAGTGTCACCTGAGGGCAATAACCTTCTTGAAAAGATGTTGAAAGACCCGTCTTATGAATATATGAAATATCTGCCTGCATCTGTGTTCCTCATGACGGAGGACGACCAGAAGCCGTTTATAGAAAAGGCGAAGGACCCGAAGCGTCGTGGTGAAATCCAGTTTGGGCGTTATGCCAATGCGATGCCGTCGTATGCGACTGCTTCTCAAAATGCTGGCGTTGAGCAACCGACTGCTCAGGAACAGGAAGTTGCAAATACTGCTGCACCGAATGTTCAACAGGGCGGTGGCAATTCTGGTACGAAGGCTACAAGGCAGGCTGCACCGAAGCAGGCTGCACCGAAGCAAGATATTACTGACGCCCCTGATGTCAATAAATCAGCGGGCCCGTGGCGTGTTGTCCTCGGAAAGAAGAAGCTTGCTGACATGTATAGGCAGGCTCCTGACCGTCACAGACATCTAATGCGTCTTGGTTACATCATGAACATCAATGACGGTAAGTTCTACCGCATGAATGAAGCAGACCTAAAGGTAATGCCGCAAGTTGTCTATGATGAACTGGATGAGGTTTCTCGCAAGAATGCGGAAGCCCGTCGTCAGGTCAAGTTGCGTCAGGGCAGATTGACCAATGCGGATATGACCCCAGAAGAAATCGCCGCATCGAACAGGAGAGCTGGATTGCCACAAGGACAATAAGCATATACAAATAAGGAGCGAGGAATGCCATTTAACGGAATACCAAATTTGCGTGATGCAAACGAGCCTGTAAAGCTCGATATTGAAAAGTTGAGGGAACTCAAAAAGTGCGCCCTTGACCCTATTTACTTCATCCGTAATTACGTTTACATCAACACGAAGGACAACGGCATGCAGTTGTTCGACCTGTACGATTTTCAGGAGAAGGCGATACAACGCTTCATGAAATACAGGTTCAATATCAACAAGTGGTCACGACAGGTGGGCAAATCAACCATTGTGCGTGGTTTCATCCTTTGGTGGGGCATCTTCCACAAGGACCAGCTTATAGCAAT